ATTTAGTTAACTTTTGAACTCGAATATTTATTAGTCAGGTTCTATAATTAATATTTTAATACTAATTTTAATCATATAGTAGAAATTACTAACGCTTCGGTGCCAGCTGAGCAACCACCACAACCAATAATATTATCCTTGAGAGGGCAACCTAGTAATATTCCCACAAGTATATTGCATATGTAAGATAGGTCTAAAGTGAAGCTTAAAGGCCGTAATTTCCAGATATGCCCTGAATTAAGGATTATACATCCTTACACAAAAACTGAACTAACCAATCTCAAAGAATCGGAGATATACTGTCAACTCTAGGATCTGTGCACTTGTGAGAAAGGTAAGAGTAAAGAAGCTTTATTTAACCTTCCTGAATGTCTGACAAATGCAGAATTTATATCTTATCACACATGCCCTATTAATTCGGTGGCTGCAATAATAGGACGTCATTCTCGTACTAATCTTTAACCCAGCTAAACAATGGTTAAAGATTTCGTGTCATTTTATTAGTAACATGACATCCCAAAAAAAAAAATGATTGACTTTGTTTTTGAAAATCGCTTTGAGGAATCGCTTAATTGGGATTCTTATTTAGATCATGTCCGATAGTAAGACCCAAGAAAAGCTTAGATGTATGCAAAGGCGCGATAAAATTTTCTTGATAATAGTGGGTATTACGTCTAATCTATAGAAGTTTTTGCTAAATCCGGTGAGTATGGTATTCGTAATTATGGAGATGATGTCACAAGTCTTAGTAACCGTCCAAGGTAAATCTGCAATCCAGCTTTCGAAGTAAAAGCTATTGGTGGACATGTTAATTATATATTATTGAAGAGTTTAAAAGCTTCATGTGATTTTATAGCTTGTGGTATGACCAATGCTGAACTTGAAAATGTGTTAACGGAGAACTCTCTCCAATTTGATTGGTAAGTTAATATATCAGCGGACGGCTCAAGTCATGATTCCCATCAACATTCTTCACTTTTGGAAGGCGTTGATAATTATATTATTAGGAAAGTTTGGAAGTGGTTGTTCCCAATACTGGACCTTCCGGATTACTACTCCCCTATTGTGCTCTAAATGGTAACTATGATTACCCGTAAATTCCATTGTATTATGAATGTTGATAAGAAGTAAGTAAAATGGATCGAAGGCCTTTATGTAGGCACAGTTTACTCTGGAGATCCCACCAAGACTACATTTGGGAACACATTGCGCGTTATATTTTATTAATTGTATGTTCTCCATCTAGCTAATATCTCCAAATTTAGTTTGCTAGTGGGAGGAGATGATTCGTTGGTGAGTGTAGAGAAAGATGATGTTGAAGTTTTTTCTAAGTCCTTTTTTGAGTGTTACAGTAAGTAACAGACAGGCATATATGGTTTGGGTTAATGTGCTAAGAAGATTGGTATATATGATGATGGAACCATAGATTTTTTAAGCAGGTTAGGATATAATATGCCAGGTCACGGAGTAAGGTTGTACCGAAATTTTATGCGTATAGCTCTTTTGTAAGTAACAACAGACTCTAGGTTCAATTGTTTTGAAACTTTAAAATAAGCAACAATTAATAGTCTCGCCGAGTCAGGTATAGGTTTGGTTTTCATTTAGAAACTCTTGAATAATATGGGTAAGCCTACTAATAAGAGGTATAAATTGTCTTCATCTTTTTGGGATAATTATAAGAGTTTGTATAATAATGTTGAGGGTAGCTATGAATTCGATGATATGGTTTATTAATAGTTAATTCAAGATACTGGGGATAGTTAGGGAATTGACCCAGGAATTTATCCGTTGTTTTTGAAAAACATGGAAGGTGAGTGTGTAAGATCATTGGACTTATATTATGAGTATAAGGGAGTTAGTCAGTAGTAAGGAGTTCCTGGACGTAAGAAATGGAATTTTATTATGAGGTAGGAAGGACGGGCTATAAATTGTTAGAAGAAATTTATCGCAGACTAAGTATCCGAGTCACAAGAATTAGGACTGATAATCCAAAATTCTTTCTAATCCATTATCACTAAACAATCATAGAAGAACATTTTGACACCGTTCGCAACTTTCGTGTCAACCGAGCAATCATAGGAGAATGAAAGACTTGAAGCTAGCGTCGTAGCTTCATTTTAAAATTTAGGCGAGTAAACTAAATAGCTCTTACATCTTAGAGGTATCAATGGTTAAAACACAAAATCCAAGTAAAAGTAGTAATTTAAAAATAACAAGAACTAAGTTAACATTAGTAACAAGTAAAAGAATAAAAATCCTCCCAAATTAAAGACCAATTAAATGGCTTAAATCATCAGCGGAAACACGTAGTAATAAAGCTCAAAAAGTTTAAGAATTAACCGTTAAAATGCATGTATGTCGTATCCGAGATCCGTGTTGGATCCTTTCACTTCAGCTCCTATTCGGCCACCAACGTAATTTTACTAACCAACATCACTTCTTAACTATAGGATGGAACTTGACTACACTTTTGGTACAAATTTTGGGGTGGCTCTTCTAGCTCCTCACAACATGATAGGATAATAAGCCACTAATTATCCTACATTCTTTAATCTCCAAGCTACTCACTCAACACCTACTAGTATAAATAATCTAGGAGGTGGCGGAATACAAGTTTCTTCCGCTCCAACTGCGGGATAAGCTTCTTAATACGCTACAGACTCAACTGCCCGGTTCACATCTGCTCGAGTTATAAGGTGTGGTTTGAAAATTTATCCTACTGGTAATTTTCAAACAAAGTAAGGTACGGTTATTATAGGTTAAGTCCCTGGTAATAGTATTCCTTTTAATTAAAGTGCAATCCCAATTCCTACTGTTTAGTAACTGAAGTAATATCCTACTTCAGTTACCGTCGACCTCGCTTCCGTTGGAAAAGAAGGTTAAGATTATGTTTGGTTGCCTCTTGACCCTACCGATTTAATTTTCTGTGAGCCTAGTATGGTGAATTCTAGTGACTCGTTTTCAGCCATGACCCAATTTCGTAATCTTATATGGGCTTTATTTGAAGGGATTAATACCTAAGATGCTTATAGATTTGAGATATATATCACATATGAGTATATCCCAACTATGACATTTGAATCCTGGTCTCCCCCATCCGTGTCTGATACCTCATAAGAATCCTAAGTCCTTCTGAAACAAATAGTTAATAACAATATATTTAAAGCTGTATCTGGTTAGATAGCTTAATAACTTTCGGGTGGTAAACTCGCTGAGGGAATCATGCCTCTAGTAGGAGGTTTGCTTAGATAGTTCGTTTGAGTCTGAAAAATCCTTAATTAAAAATTCTATTGGTATTATTATTTATTAAATGTTTGTAGGTTTTTCATAAAAAATCTTCCTTCTTTGTGTAGAAGCAAACTCACACTTTTGTATCATTTTTAGTTAAAATGGTTCTTTCTGTGAAGAAACAAAAAATCTAGGGTTGTCATTTTTATACTTTAAAAAATGTCCTTCATGAGATTGAAGCAAAAAACTCGAATGATTCATCATTCTAAAAAATGAATTTTCAAAACAAGAAACAAAAATACATAGGTGTCTATCCCTATAAAAGATTAGACCTTCTCGTTTTTTAGTATAAACTTTCATATAGTTTATATAAAAATTTTTCTGAAGCAAATGAAAAAATGTTAGGAATATGTTCAGGAGCCTTCTTTCAGGTGTCCTCATTCTCCCTAGTTCGTTTAGTTTATATAGATAAAACACTTGGTTTACTCCCAAGAGAAAGACC